GATTCGTGGATAACGAATTTGTCTATAGCCTTTTGTTTTATATTTACTCATCAATAAACCTCGCGCCGAATTTCTATACTTTCTGCTTCTGTTAATTGTTTATAACTCTGAGGATAATCTCTGTCATGCTGAGCCTTATCGTATAACACTAACCATTTAATAAATTCTGATAAACTTTGGGTATTAGGTACATATTGTTTATAGAAGTTCTTATTAACTAAGCCTCTTCTTACAAACATAGCATGCCACTTACCCGATATCCATGTATGATAACTACCTGGTTGTAATCTAATATATCCTCTAGCAAATAAATACTGTTGTAACTCATCCATATTATTGGCCTACGGCTTCCCCTCCTCTTAACAACTCCACCCCCCGTAGTGATTTATCCTACCGTGTTTGTTTTTCTTCCCGACCTGCGGTCGTTAAAAAAATTCTTCTAAGAGAAACTAAATCCTACTTAGAAGATATGGTGGACAAGTTCTAGACGGGAGAGTAACTCAGCGCTACCAGTCAACGATACCCTTACTCATGGTAGTAATTGCCTATTCCACCTACAAGACACACTACAGGCGATCTAATGATCTTGCCGCTGTAGTCAAATGTAGATTGAATATTTGCATTAAAAAAGCTCCTCTGGTTCGGGTAGCAATATTCTATCGAATTGCGGTGCTACCCGCATCAAAAGAGCTTTCGATAAAACATTTTAACCGCAATCAAAATATATACCTCTTACAAGAATATGTCAATATTGTATTTATGATATGATAAGAAATATGCGAAATAGTAATCTTTTTATTATTATCGTTACGATAATGGATTGTATAACAGCATTATTAATTCTTTTTAGCTCTCATCAACTTCTTGTCGCGCGACTTGGAATCTTTTATGAAATATTTTCTAAACCATATATTGGAGCTGTTTTAATGCTTATTGCGGCAGGGTGTGCAGTTTATGGTCTTATGATTACTTCTTCAGCAAAACAATTTTTATTATTTATTCCACAACAAATATTTCTTCTTATGACAACGGGAAGTGCTATTGATCTTATTATCATGCAACATTATGCTGATGGAGTCCTACGGTCCTGGCAATTTATCCTACAAGATCAATTACCGACTATCGTTTTAACAATTGGATATTTTTTTGCTATATTGGATGTGGAGAAAAGGATAAAAAAGATATGAGAACTAAAGAAAAACAATTAAAGACTTCAGACTGGAAAAATATATCAACTGATGATGTGTATCAACTAAGTATGAGTGAATTTAAAGGGGCAACGATTCAAGCATTGCAAGATATCCGAGAAGATATTAAAGAATTACAACAGGATTCACGAGTAAGAAACTGGATAACCTTTGGTATTGGAGGATTATCAGGAATAATAGCCTCTATTTTAACAAGTCTTGGTTTTAAACATTAATTTGACAAAACGTCTGTAATTACTATAAAATAGAGACACATGAGTGAATTGATAGGTCTACAAGCGGGGCACCAGAACATTCAGCGTAATAGTGACCCCACTTTAGCTTCTGAAACGGGAGCTTCCGGCGAAGAAGAATTAAATGTAGCAGTCCGTGATACACTTTCTCCAATACTTCAGGCATACGGATTCCAAGTACAATTAGATGATGCTAACGCTAATGAGCAAGAGACAACCACAGGAAAAGATTTCGCTTTTTATTTGGCACTTCATGCTGAGGGTGCACCTGCTGGGGGAAACATTGTCGCTCCTGATCCATCGGTAGATCAAGCAAATACGGATAGTAGAAGAATTGTTGAAGCACTTAAATCAGTCTACTTCTCAGATACAGGCATTGTTGATAATGGGATAGAAACAGGGAATGAAACATTTTATTATATGTGGAATGCTTTATCTGCTGCAACACCTTGTGGAATCATTGAGATGGGGGATTTACAAGATACCCATGATTCAGTCATTTTAGCTGATCACAGAAGAATTGCTTTAGCGCTTGCTCATGGATTCTGCGTTGCTTTTGGAAAAGAATGGAAAGGATATCCTTTAACAGAATCTCAGACAGGAGAAATAAACGCTTCTGACCGAATGCCCGAGCCTACAACGTCACCAGATGCCCCACAAGGGCCCTCAACCGAACAACAAGTACAAAAACCTGTTGAAATAGATCCAATAGTACCGCCAACACCTCCTGCCAATTTACCAGAAGAACACAAAGCATTTTACCAAGCTTTTATTACTTGGGTAGAGAATTTATTTCAAAAAAAAAATGAATAATCTCAGACTTCCAGAAACTGACTCAGCGGCGTTTCGAGGACTTGTTACCGCATTACAAACATTTATTACATTTCTTATTGGACTACTTCTTACTATCTTTCAAGTACCAGGTGTTTCTAAAGCAGCAGGGGATTATATTCTCTTTTATGGACCAAATGTTTTATTTAGCTTGGGAATACCTCTTGTTATAGGTGCAGGATTAGTAAGTTTTTTTTATAATTTTTTATTCCGAAGAGGTATGGTATCCACGTACTAATTCTTTATATTCATCTTTAAAAAAGAATTTATTTTTCCATTGAGGCAACTTTATCATATTATCCTCTTTTACTCGACCCTTTTTTTTCCATCGTGTTAATGTTTTAGTGGATATACCCAATTCCTCAGCCTTTTCTTTATGAGTAAGAAGCATAATATCTTTTCCTTGGAGCTTAATTATTAACATAATGTCCCCATATTACCAGTTTTAGGGTCACTAGTCAAAAATAATGGGTAGTTATCCCTGCCCAAGATAACTACCCATCAAAAACTGCTTTAGTGTAATTAAACATGCTTCAATGAGTATTGATCCTTTTTGGGGTACTTATTGAAGTTATCTTACTATAAAATATTTAGGGATATTCTGTCAACTATATCTTACTAATACGAAGTGGCACCTGAGGGAGTTGGCGTATTGCGTTGCCTAATTTGATCCATAAGCCCTCTCACCTGTTGCAATCCTTGTGGTGTTTGAAGAGGTGTAGTTGGTTGTCCCTGAGCTACTTGACGAGGAGGCACGGGTTGACCTGGTTGATATGAGCTCATAAGTTTTGTATGTGTTTTATTGAGGGCATTAACAACATCTTCCATCCCTGGAACCCCAGCTGCAGCATACTGCATCATCTGATTACGAAGCGTGTTATAAACACCGTTATGTTGATCGGTAAAAGGAGGTTGTACTGGCATACCGGCAGTCTGTTGACCGCCTGTTGCCCCTGGTGTTGAGTATTGCTGTTGTACTGGTTGCATAATTAATATTTTTTAATCCTTTTAGCAAGCGCTTTTTTAGCATCTTTCATCTCTTTTAAGTGATCTTTAGCGTGTTTCTCATTAAACTTAATTGTCTCTTTTAAATGTTTTCGAGACAATTTTGCATCTCTCTCGTTTTTTGGTGCACCTGACTTATAACTCATATCTTTTTTTCTAAATAATCTGCTGCTAGTCGTAAACGCAACGGATCATCTTTCATTTGTCCTATTGCTGTATTACATGATGAGCATAATATTCCTCGTACCATTCCTGTTATATGATTATGATCTGTAGCCCATCCCCATTTACCTGCTTTATCTGTTTTACATATTGCACATTTTTTCCCTTGTTCTAAAAATAAATCATTCCATTCTTCTAAAGTTAAATTATATTTACGTAATGTTCTTCTTCTCCTTTTAATTTTAACTTTTTCAGGATTATTTTGGGCCCAAGTTAATCCTTCTTTATATCGTTTCCTCCCATATTCTCGAGCAAATTTTCTTCTATGTTCCGCATCTTTCCAATTATCATATGATTTTGGCAACTTCATTATTTACCAGCTTTGTGCGCCCGCAATTTATTTTGGTAGGCATTTATCGCAGCTCCAACGCCCTCAGCTTTCTCAATTTTCTTAAAGTTCCCAGTAGTCTTAGTTCTTCCAAGAGCTTTAACTGTTGCACGCCCATGAGCACCTTTTGGTTTGTGACCTTTTGAAACTGGATTTAATTTAATAGCCATAGTTATTTCTTTTTATCTTTTTTCTTGGCTTTCATTTTACAATCAGAACATTTACCTGTTTTACACATAGTCAATCACATCCTATCTTTTCTGTTGTTTGACGCCCTCTTTATCAGAACCTTTCTTAGTAGGCGCTAACCCTTTTATAGGAAGTGTAACCCCAACTTTTGGTTCTCCTTTAATGTTTTGTTTTGCTACTCTACTTGCCATAATTCACCTCCTAATTACCATTCAATGTTACCATACATTCAGCATTACTTCCAACTCCCTGTTCACACACAATGACAACTCCTTTACTAAAAGGTATTGGTTGATTGAGATTTGGACTATACGAATTACTCGATTCTACCGCAAATGAAGGACCAGATTCTAAATTATATCCTGCCGAATAGGAAGCTGCATCAACTAATCGAAATACACAAGCACTCCCACCTGCTGTTATATTCACAGACACAACTTCACATCCTGCTCCTGCAATCACTTTAAAAACCTGTGATTCGAGCTCAGTTACAAAGACAAATTTTTTTCTGGCTACTGCCGGTTTGTTAATCATGATATCTCCTTTTCTAGCTCATAATGATATTCTTTTGTGGCGTGTCATTAATAAGTCCTGCTCCTTCTAAACCTTCTGCTCTATCTTGTGCATCAATTGATTTTTGTAAATCAGTAACCTTATCATCAAGGCTTCCTATTGTATGCTGCTTTTTTAGCACTGGTATACCTAAGTCTGATAACTCCTTCTCCTTGCTATGCATAACTATATGTCTCTCTAATTCTGCTTTTGACCGTGTGGTAAAATCACATTGTTCACATTTCAGTTTTTCCATAGCAAGAAACTTCTTTGCGTCATCTGCATTTAATTCCTCTAAGAATCCAAATTGTTCCAAGAATGCTTCGGCAACTTTTTCATCTTCAAACTGAAAAAGCGTTCCTGTTTCAAAAGGATTGTCTTTTGTAAAAGGCGTTACGCCTTGTGTTGTGTAATCTTTAATTGGTGCTCCCGTATCGGGATTTAATAATATCCGTGCCATAATTTACCTTCTATAATGTTGTCGTCGTACTTGTACTGGTTGTCGTGCTTGTTGATGTTGAGCTTGTGGTACTTGAGCTGGTACTAGTGGTGCTTGTACTAGTCGTAGTAGTTGAACTACTCGTGCTAGTTGTAGTTGTCATTTGAGCATACATCCATTGCCCTTTTAACCCATTGTAAATCCACCACAAATTATTTAATGCATCAAAATATTCCTGCCCGTCTTTTGGTTCGACAGGTTGAGCCCCTCCTTGTTGGACTGCTAAATCGCCTACTAATGATTGCAAATGTGTTGTTGCCATATTAAACCGTTGTTGTTGTACTAGTCGTCGTACTCGTTGTCGTTGACGTTGACGAACTTGTGCTCGTTGTACTTGTGCTCGTAGTCGTTGACGTTGAAGTGGTAGTGCTGGTACTGGTTGTACTCAAAATAGAACAGAGCCAGTTATTCCCACTCCAACGACAAATACTATTGGTTAATGTATTAAAATACTCATCCCCAATACCAGGATTCACCGGATCGGATTGTCCTGTTGTATATTTTCCTCTAAATATTGAATAATGTGTATCTGCCATATCGTTAAGCTGTTGTTGTTGTACTTGTCGTTGTACTGGTTGTCGTGCTTGTTGATGTTGAGCTTGTGGTTGATGTTGTCGTGATTGTTGTTGACGTACTGGAACTCGTTGACGTGGTTGAAGTACTCGTCGTTGTACTGGTACTTGAACTAGTAGAAGTAGTGCTCGTGGATGTCGAAGAACTCGTCGAAGTTGTGGTTGTCGAGGTAGTCGTAGTAGTACTCGTTGAAGTTGATGAGCTAGTAGAGGTAGATGTTGAAGTGGTATAAGCAACGCCTTCCCATACAGCGCCATTCCATCGCATACGATTATTTGTTACCGTATTATAGTATTCATCACCGAGATTGGGATTAACTGGATTTGCTGTACCTATTCGGATTCTGCCATTGAATGAAGAAAAGCTACTCATAATTTTGTGCTTAGTAGTCGGTTAAGGATACGAACCCGCACAAGGTTTTGTACCCTAAATTTATCTAGTTGGCGTATGCATTTCCGTCACCCTGTGATCCCCAAACGCCTCTCCAGTCACTCCAGCCACGGGAAAGTCTCATGGTTGATTTATAAACTGCGTATTCGGTATCAAATAATTCGTCGTCTTTGAACTGAGGTTGCTCTCTCCAGAACCATTGAAGTTCATGAACACCTGGATCAAATAAGAACCATGCAGTTGTACTGGTAAGATACAGCCAGTCAATAATCTCAAAATTGTCTTTGTAATAATTAACATCATTATCTGCTGTTCCTTGTCGAAGTGGACTATCAACAATAAGATGTGCTGTTTTTCTGAGCTCTTTTGGAACCAACAAGCGTCGTGGATACACGTCAATGATTTGTCCTTTGTCGTCAAGCTGTCCACGCATTGCTAGAATTGCTGTTTCAATGTTTGCCTCAGAAAGTGTCAAGCCAGTACTGGATGCATTCGACTGTGAACTTCCCCCATCAGGACGTGGGTGAGTGGTTGAGAAGAGTGGTTTTGAATCTCCCCCAAGATATGTTGTGCTAAAGCCGTTAACAAAGACCAATGCTGCCTGATTTTCAGACGTGCGTCTCATGGTACGACCAAGAGCTGCTGGGCGTTTTTTCATAATGCCATAAAGATCATCTTCAAACATTTCCCGAGAGATTTTGAATCCTTTGGTATATTTCAAATGGACATAGGTTGTGGTGTAGCCTTGGACTGGATCTTCATATGAAATAGGTGCGCCTTCTCCCGTTTGCTGTGCAAGGCCAAAACCTGAGATTGCTGAATCTTTCTCACTGTCTTTTTCAGAAGTATCGACGTGGAAGACTTTATTCATCACCATTGCCACTTCCTGAAACTTATCATTAAAGATTTCTCGAAAGCCTGGTGTTAATAATACTGCAAAATTTACTCTAATACTTGCCATAATTTTAGGCGGTTACTACCGCATTTGTTCCATATCCGTTAAATCCTGATACTAATTGTGGTTGCGCAACTCTAAATAATCCTTTACTCGTATTTGCATCCCCATCCGGATCAAGAGATACTAATTGAAATTGCCCAGATGTTACTGATGCTGATGCTTGATCGATTTGCCCCGGAGTAGCAGTCACGATATTAAAAAGTGATCCTACATTCGCTTGCGTTAATGCACCATTTGCAGTATTTTTATAAAGTTCATCCCCTAAGTCAACTAACACATATCCTGAAAGCTTTTTAGCAACATTAGAAGAATTATCACTGGCTGTTGCAATAGTGTCATCAGGGGTTAATGTTGCTCCCGCAATTGCTGCTCCTGAGATACGAGGAGAAAATACACCAAGATTTCCTGTTTGATCATAAACTCCTGTTAAAATGCCAAGAACTGCTGGATCAGTGGAGGCACATCGAACGAGAAGGCCACTTGTATTAAGACGTACTGCATCCCCAAAGGTAAATGTTTTACTATTTCCGAGAATAAAAAGGAGTTGGTTAGGAGAATCCACCCCGATGAGGCTTTTAGTTGGTATGAATCCTTTTACTGATGATGATGATACTGCCATATATTAATTGTATTGTGCTATTTTATTTTTCAAATATTTCTCTTCCGATATCCCTAATCGTTTTGCTACATTTTTTTCCTCAGGACTTAACCCTTGGTTATTATTGCTAATACTACTACTTGGTACATTTCCAAAGGCTGCTTGATTATTTCGTTTTGCTTCAAGCATTCCTTTAAGTCGTGACCTTTCTTGATCATCACTGTCTGTTGCCAAACGGTAAGCCTTATCAAGAAAAACTGGTAATCGATCAAGAGGTAGCGATGCTATGGCGGAGGCGGTATCTTTTGCCCCAGTCATTTCGGTTAACTCTTTTCCGATTCTTGCTTTTAAATTGTTAGCGTCTTCAGTTGCTAATCCATCAATACCAAATTTACTTTCAAATTTCTCGAAAATCTGATTCTGGGCTGCAAGCTTTACATCAGTCAGATCCTTCTCAGTCCTTTGGACTGATGGATCGGTAGGCTGTTGCGAAGGCTGCCGATTGCCTAGTTTTTTGATTTCCCCTTCTATTTGATAGTAAAGAGCTGGATTTGCTTGGATTACTTTCCCAAGTGCCTCCCATTGCTGAAGTTGTGTTTGAGCTTTTTGCGCTTCTGCCTTGGTTTGTTGGACCTCCGTTGTATGTTTGCCAACTTGCTTTTCAAGCTCTAAATATGATTGAGCAATTTCCGAAGCTGTTTTTCCTTTGAATTTCTCCGGTAATTGATCTTGTGTGGATTGTCCACCCTTTGGTGGGTCCTGTGTAGGTGTTGTGGATTGTCCTTGCGGGTCCACCGTTTCTTCAGCCATATAAATTGTTAAAATTTAGACTGACTCAATGACTCGGTGTCTATAGGAATTATATTCTTATTTCTTCTCGTTTGTCAACTAGTGTCATCCCGTATACTGTCTCAGCCATTGTTCTGAAGCTGTTGGAGTTGCTGCCATACTTAAAGATGCTGGGGTATAAGGACTTGCTTGGTGTGGCATTTGGGACATTTCCTGTTGCTGCGTCTGTTGCTGATAATTCTGAAACCAAGAAGCTGCTTGCTGGGCACCTTGTAATTGTTGTTGGTCTAGCAATTGGTTGTGCTGAGTGCTAGGCGCATTAGCATCTGTAAGTGTTGACTGCTGATTAGCATTTCCACCCTGTAGAGTGCTTAATTGAGCTTTAAGTTTCGGATTACTGGTTGGAACATAGCCAAGTATTTGCTGTCCAGTGGACTTTGCCCACCGACCAATATCATTAAGCTGTACACCGTTATCAGTTGCGGATAAAAATTGTCCGTTGCCCTGATAAATACCGGCATGACCATTATAACCATTTCCCTCATTGGGAGAAAAGTATACCAAATCTCCGGGCTGTATGCCTGAAAGACTCGGACCTATTACTCCATGATTTGCTTGCTGCATCCATGCTGTTATCGCATTTGCATACATATTTGAATGCCCATAGACTGCCTCTTCTGCAAATTTCTCACACAAATCATCATATGCTTGGTTACCAATTAACGCCTGAAGATTATTAATCATTTTCCTCCTTTTGCGGCTTCCGCTTTCATTTTCCGAGCTGCCTCTTCACGCCTGAGTATTTCACTATTAGCACTCGCTATGAGTCGATTGATAACAACTCCCCTCGCACTTGCTCCTCGCAGATATGCGTGTTTGAGTGCTAAGGCAATTGGCTCTAAGGTAGCCTCATTTTCTCCAAAAAAGTAGTTTTTATCTAGATCAATCATAATATTTGCCAAATCAACGAGCGCTTGAAACTCCGCCATATCTTTTAAATTTGCTAGCAGTCTTAACTGTTGATTGTTAAGTTTTCTTAGCACTTGCCATTCTTCGACTGATAGGCTTATTTTTTTACTCATGGTAATTGACTGTTGCCTCCCATATTAAGTGCTGGCAATATATCACCCACACTACTAGATGGCTGTGCCATTCCACCTACCCGATTGGTGACTCCTGCTGCTGCGTTTGGCGCGGGCGCTTGTCCAGGAGGACCAACACTTGGTGCTGCCTGCTGTGGGGGCACTCCGGGTTGGACTGCCGGGCCTCCCTCTCCCATCGATCCGGGGGCTGGGGGTGTTCCTCCTGCCTGTTCTCGGGCTTCTTGCGCCATCATTTCTCCAATAACGTGTTTCAAAAAGACTTTGCGAATTTTATCATCTTTTGGTAGATCCTGATATCTTGGCGCGTTCATAAAAGTCAAATGGACACGGGTATGTGCAGGACTTGCAAAAGGCGTTGCTGGGACATCTTTGCCTGACATCATCATTTGATTCTCCATTTGAGCTAATTTGAGTAACATTTGGAGTTGTTCGGCAGTATTATCTCCTGTTGCTGTTGCAGGCTTATAATCATCAGGATTTTTATCATAATCCCGTAAAATCATATCCCCAAGCTTCACAATATCGTACGATCCTGGGACATTTAGAGCAATTTGACTAAATCTATCGAATAATTCAAGGTCTTTACTTTGCATTAATGGTTTTGATATCTCAATATTACTTCCTGCCTCAAACCGTATCACATATCCTCCTCTTGCAAGGGGTAAAAAGTCGTCAGGCTTCAAATCAAATGATGAATATCCCTGTTGCGGAGTAAAATTAAGTTGTCCCTTAGCATCTCTGCCGATTTTAGAGCCTTTTACCTGAATTTGGCGGTATGTTTTTTGATATTTCTCCCCATCAATCGTTGTTAGAAGCCCTTGCGCTTGTAATGTTTGCATTTGTTGTTGATATTCCTGGCTTTCTTCCTCTCCAACGATCTTTTCAAGACGGGGTTGGGAGTAAAATTGCAAAATATTCTCAGTTCGCAACTCCGCCATCCTTGGGAAGAACTCTTTTTTAAGAAGCCACAGCTTAAGTTCTATTCGTTTAAGCGTTGATTCCTTAAGCATTGCTGCCTCAGTTGCTGTTGAGGCTTGTGGCATGGATTGTGCCCTCGGATTAATGCCTGTTGCAATGACTGCATCATCCTCTAAACTTTGCACTGAGATTTCAACACTTCGGGGAATATCCCCATATTCTACAGGCTTTGTCGCATTCATGTCATCAGTTGGGATTAGCCCATGGGGACGGGCTATTAAGTCCTCATCAGTAAGTCCAATGCGATTACTAACAAGAAACATTTTATCAATATCCAAGTGATTTCTATCAATAATCATGCGTCTTAAAGTATTACTCTCATCCTGAATAGATTCGAGAAGTTCCGGTTCGCCTTTCCCATAGAAAAATTGGGTCTTTTTGATATCGACTGCCCGGCAAAAGGGAAGTTGTTTGTGGTCATAAGGGTTATTCCCATCCCTTATTAACACATCGTTTGCAACAATACAGAAACGGTCATACGGTTTAACGGCCCAATAGTGCAGAACTTCCACCTCCCGAGACAAATCTATCCCATGAGGTGGCATATAATATTCATAGTATTCCAAATCCCCACCCGGTTTAACGTATTTTGCATTCCCAAATTGATCCCAGTCACTATCTTTATACATAAGCATAAAATCATCAATATCCATGACGTAGCGCCTAATACAATCCCTTGCTGCGTAAGCTCCATCAAAACTCCGTGCTTTTTCATCTACCCAGAAATCTCGAAGCGGCACAACCTCACCATAGACATCATCATAATCAAAAATGGTGCGTTCCTTTAATACGGTTTGCTTTTTGCTAACCGTTTCATCTCTGACAATTCGTTTCTCTTTACGGTAATATTCCTGGGTAATTGCGGTTCCTAAAATAAGAAGATCAGAGTACACATCATGCATCATCATGTCAGAGTTTGCTGTCCACCAGGCATAATCCCAAATGTGTTGCATAAGAGTTGTTTTAGCCTGTTTTTCAATGCCACGGGGGAGATAAAAGGGTCTTATTTCCTGATCTATCATTTCAGATAAAGCGGTTTGTACCACACTGGTTGTAATAGGAGTTACATGGTTTGATTGCCACATTTCATCACTATCTATAGTACGGGGATCTCTAAAAGCTTCCCATTGTTTCTGCCATTTATCCCATTTTTTCTCAACATCTTGACGCTCAGAACCCTCTTTCATACCAATAAAACGATCTTTATAAATGTACCTGAGAGTATGTTTTTGTTCTTCTGGTGGTTGATAATATAAACGGATACCCGGTTGCTTAAGAGCAATTAGTCCTTGGGAATCTTCATAGGGTTGTTGCGACATGACAATAGTATACTACATTAATAAAGGTATCGGGAATGATAGCGTCTTTCTTGTCTTGGTCTAGCTGGAGCGACAAAGTAATCAAGCCCCATTGAGAAACAATCAATTAAGTCATCACGCCTTCCATAGGGAAATTTAAGTAATTCTTCTTATAAATAAGGATTGAGCTTTATCTCCTTTCGATGAAATACCTTTTTGTTTTGATATAACGGCTGGAGACCTTTTATACGCTCAATTTTACTTTTTTCATGATAATTTTGCTCGATGATTGGGAGGAATTTCCCCCGTCTTCGCATTTCATCCTGGAGAGAATAAGCTAAGGCTTTTTGATAAGCGACTGTTTCTAAAACGATAGCGCTTGGGTGGTACAGTTCCCAAACATAAAACATCATATCGATAATTTGAGAGGGCTTCCAATGTCCCCGGGTTAAATCTCTGACAAAGATATTAGTAAACTGGTCAACAGAGAAAACCCCCATTGCAGTAAAATCAGCCTCTTTTTTTAACGAAAGCGCTGGATCAATCGTCATGATTGTTTGCCATTTCGCACCTCGGTAATCCTCAGGATTGTAGTATTGAAAGTCCCCCCGTTTGAAATTTGCAGTTTCCTCAGTAACAGGATCATTCATGTACTGAGCGTTAAATTCGTAGGCTCCTTTTTCCCGAAGTCTCGTTTTGAGTTCTTTCTGATTAAATTTTGCGGGCCAGAGGGGCGTGAAATCCATTCCCGTTTCAAGGTCTCCTTCAAAGGCCCGCTTAATCATTATATCGTAACTTTGCTTAATCCCTTCATCAGGGTCTAATATCCAAGAATAAAAATCAGCATAGGTATATCTCGTGCCGATAACAATCAATTGCCCACCGGGTTCGAGTAAATCCAACGCATCTTTATATCGCAACTTTACCTTTTCAATCTGCTCAATAGTTTGGGTATTGTCTCGACTCACCACATCATCCATAATAATCAGATCAGGATGCGAGCCAGTTAAGTTACCATCAATCCCACTTGCCCAAACGGTTGGGCCTTTAATATTTGATGCACTTCGTTGTATTGTGATACGGTCCTGAGCCCATTCGGCTGGATTAATTCCTAACTCTCCATATAATTCAATAAGCTTTTCGTTTTTGGTCAGATTATTTTTAATCTCTGTTAAAAAATCTACCGCTAATTGCCAAGTAGCATTAAGAATTAAAATACGAATATTGGGGTTACACACAATTTGTTGGGTTGAGTATCCTATGGTAATAAGGGTTGATTTTAAATGACCTCGGGGAATGAGAATGAGCTTTTTCTTGTGTTTGTTATCTTGGACGAAGTTACAAAGCTCATGATGAAACTCTCCTAACTCCTCTTTATCTTTCTCAACCTCAAGGACTAACTTATTAAAAATAAAGAGTGACTCCTTGGCTTTCTGATAAAGCAAGGCATTGTATTGTTTCGTACCTTCTACCAATAACTCAATAAGCTTTTTCTTTTGTTCCGGCATTGGGGGAAGGTTTAATGGATTATCTGGATCGGTCATATATCAAGTCTTCCTTTACTTGGTAATTGTATTCCTGATTTAGTCCGGTGCTTTTCGTGTTGTTCTTCTAATTCATCAAGACTTAACATCATTTGTACCACCATTCGTTGTACACAGTTTATATCATACTTTGGCTCTCCACAGATACTCATACCTTTTGCATACCATCTGAATCCTACCTTTTGTAAACCAAACAGGATCTTATCTTCTTTTAATATAATATCAGTATTGTATCCCGGTGGTATATCATATTGTGATAACTCCTCAGTTGCTAAGTTGAGAAGTGATTGGTAATAAGGATTTTTAGAGTATCTTCTCTTTTTTTCTAAATCTTCTTGATTCTTACCAAATTCATACAATTCTTCTTTTTGCCTATCGTTCTCTAATTCCTTAATCCATTTAACTGCTTTTGTTTCACTTTCTTGTCCTGCTGCATCTAGTTCTTCCCCAACAAGTCCTGCATTTTTCTTACTTTGTGTTTCATCCAGCTTTGGCATAGTAGTATTTTATCATAAGGGTATTGACAAGGAGTCCATGATGAGGTGTATTCTAGTTGCATACTTTCGGTAAGTTAAGTATAATACAATCAAGTTAAATCCGTTTAAAGGAGGCGGTAAGGTGAAAACTTTACCGAAAGTTGGCTTGATTGCTGACCTTACCAATTCCTTTGAGCGGATTTTTTTATGGCAAAATTTATAAGCGACAAAAAATATCCATGCGAACAGTGTCTTAAACCGATGCCAGCGTATTACACGCTTTCAATTCTCACAAAAGGTTTATGGATACAATGCACCAACTGCGGAACCCACGCCCGACCGTTTATTGATAATCTTCCTCTTCCTTACAAACCAAGCAAACACTATCTAAAACATAAGAAAAACTCTTCCCTTGATTAATGTGACACGAATCCATACCGTGATCGTTAAAACGATGAAATGGCATAGAGGACTAGGAAGAGAGTGACCTAAGGTAACAATCCCGGGTAATAGCGGGTACCTGCACACACTGTGGGACAAGGAAACCCACTCTAAATAAAGACCATGTGCATTAACGGAGAGTATTGCCATCTGAGCGATCCGTACCTATCAGAGCCAAGGATAGATAACAGCAGATACAGATAGCTTTAACGCTATACCTAAATGGAATCACTCCTATTTCCCTTAACGTGTTCTTCTAATTAAGCTTAGCTTTATATCTCCATCGATGGAGAGTTAACCAGATTAGTAATAGGCGAGCGATAGCGAGCCTTACTCTAGGCTTATGGTGTTTTGAAAAATATAGTTTGTATTGAGATTAAGCTAAATATATAAGATACTAAGGAGAAAGAGGGGTATCGGGGGTGTGGAAGTGTTTTTCTCAGGGAAATCCTCGGGAATTGATTTAAATTCGAGGCCATGTCGCACATTGTGCAAAAGTCGACATAGAAACTGAGGCTAAATAGTGAAGTAAAAATTGTCTAAAATACAAATTTAGTCTAGAGTTAACAATTTATCCATTTGTTCTTTAAGTGTTTTAATATCATTAGTTAATTGAGTGATGTCTTGAGTAGCTATTTGTTGTTTACCAGAGAGCTTCACAGATAAGGACTTATTAACAGGACTCACCCCATGAGCTTTATAGATAAACTCTAGATGACCGACAGCGGCAGCAAAGGTGGGTTTAGCTTCCATACCTTTAGTGATTATTTCACGAGAGTTACCGGTAATCGTATCAAGATCTAATCCTGCTTTATCAAGTAAGCGTTCAATTTCGGCCTGAACCAATGGTTGATCTAATTGCGCAAGCGCAGCATTTTTCGCATATTGTGGTTTAGCATCCAATGTCTCAAGTGCTGCTTTAGCTCCATCTCCATTATTTTTAATATACGCTCGGGCGAATTTCTTGTTTTTAAGTGATAACCTCTTAAGTCTTGGCATGTCTTTAATTATACCATAATGAGTACATTTTAACGCTTTACAATTCGCGAACTATTAAGTATAATATGAGTGATGAAGAAGTTATTTATTATTCCAAAGGAGGGAGAGATATTAGATTTATATCAACAAGGATATTGTGCGGAAGAAATTAAACATATGCTTGGTTTAACTGTATCACTTCGCATGGTACAACGATATATTAAGATGATGGGGATCTCACGAAGTAGTGCAGATGCATTTAGAAACGCTGCAAAACGTGGGAGAGTTCATTGGGCTAAGAAAGAAAGTAAGATTAAGCGTTTATCTATCTCTCCAATATTGCGGTATAAAATACTTGAACGTGACGGATTTAAATGTGTTTTATGTAATGCAACAGATCGTTTATTAGAAGTAGATCATATTGATTTTAATACTCGCAATAATAATGAATCTAACCTCAGGTGCTTGTGTGAATTTTGTAATTTCGGCAGAAGACCACAAACCACTTGACAATATGTCCCTAAATAGTATAATATACGGACATTCCTCTACAGAGGATCAAGATATGACAGTAATAGAGGCAGTATATATTTGGATAATGTGTGGAGCGTTAATTTGTATGACAATTGGAGTAATTATGATGGAGGAGGAAGGGCAACACGAGAATGAGTGCTTTTGTGGAAAGCACGATAAGCAAGAGGAGAGACCGACAATATATGAGTAAAACGAATAGTTTACTTATGAATAATAAAATAATCTTTATCATATTTTTTAGTTTAGGAGTAATCAGTTATTTTTTTATACCGAAAGACTATAATGCTACGCAGATGCAACAGAATAGCCCTGTGGCGTCACCTAGTGCGATTACGCATGTTCAACTAGATGGCAATGGGCAATGCGTTACCTATGAATATAATGATGGGAGATATGAAGTGAGGTGTCAAAAATAATATGTGGTTACTAATAGGCTTAATTATATTTATAATCGGTGCAAAATGGGATAATGACCGAGCTAAAAAAAGAGAAATACAAGAGAAATGGGAAAAGAAATATCCTCCTGAATATTATTATTGATTTTGATACGTATTTTGTGTGTTCCCAAGATATGCTTCGGGCAATTCACGAGTAGCAGGCATAAGATATTTATTAAGAGCAGGTGCAACCTTTTGTAAATAAGGAAGCGCATATTTACTTGTTTCATGCTCTAATTCTCCCAATCCTGCCATTCCTACTCCTCCAGCTAATGCATAAGGGATAGAATGTGGACCCGTAGCTGCTGCTATCCCTAACCCTTTACCAATATTATTTTGCCCCCATTTAACCAGATTTTGAATTGAACTTGGTTGAATATGCTGCAATGCCATTCCCGCTTGAATTTTATTCTTAGTCGTTTTATAAGCACTTAAGATTGGTTCTTTCATCTTACTCATAATCGTTTGTTCAATATTTTTATTTATTTCTTGTGCTCTAAGAGTATGCAATGGCGTTAATCGGGCAAAATCTAATGATGTTTTGGGATATGCGTCTTTCTGCACATTATTTTTTTGAAAATCCCGTAAAACAGTAGAGGGGACTGTGGCATCAGGATGATTAGCCATCCTTTTTGCTGTTGCTTCATCTGTCCCATTATCAATCAAATGTTGCTGATATAAATCTCGTAATTGTTGTTGTTTTTGATTAGTATAATTGGCAATATCTTCCTGTGTAGGAATAGGTTTATTTTCAAGCCCAGGCATTGTTCCTAATGTTCCCTCAGGATTTTGTATCCCAGCAATATCAGCTTCTCCGCCAAACATCTCTTTAATAGGGACATCTCCAACACTTGCCCGCATCGCGTTTGCTTGATCCTGTAATCCACCAGTTGCGTTGTTAAGAGACTCAGGTGATAAATCTTTAAGAGGTCCCAGATCTTTTAATAATGATAAAATAGCAGTACCACCTTTTCCTAAAGAGCTAGCAACTGCTCTATTAACAATATTTCCTGCAACTGGCACAAGACTATTTATTGCGCCTCCCGTAAGCGCTGATGCTGCAACGCCTGATGGGGTAGTGTTAGGTTCAGACTCTCCTTGTATTGCGCCCTGTGCAAGTCCCATGCCCGCGCGTCCTAAAAAGCCTCCCATGCCCATTCCTGGAAGCATCCATGATTCTGCGCCAAGAATATCTTTTGCGCCTTGTCCCATGGCCTGAGTAGTTGTTCCTCCCATGTTTTGTAATTGTTTTGACGTAGCAAAGGGATTATTCTGTGAATATTGCTGTAATTTATTAAGAGGTGCTTGACTGCCAACCCCTGCAATAGGAGAATATCCTCCTCCAATTTCCTCCGCACCAAGCCACGTAGGTGCAGCAATATCCTGTACAGCACCAAGCCCTATGTTTTTAAGTCCTGTTGCCGCAGCCTGTAAATCAGGTTCGGGATTGTGAAAAAAATTGCCAATACCATTAATGAAATTACCCCACATATTATTGGAATCCAAGTAAATGTAATAAGTTTTGTGCCCCTACTTCAAGTCCTGGCTGATTTCCACTAACGCCATATTGTTGTCTTTGCGCTGAAGATAAAGGCGTTTCTTCCCCTGGATGAGCAGCACTCCATGCATTGACAATATCCTGTTTGCTAATATTAGGATTTGAACCATAGGTTTTTAGTAATTGATCAAGACTTTCTCCTGATTTTGCTGCATCATTTAATGCTTGAGTGGTTTGTTGTTTCATATAATCAGGGCTATTTACTAATTGCATACGTGATGTTTCTGCATTTGCTGCGGCTGTATGGGCGTTATCATAATTAACTGCCGCATTTGCTGATAATGAAAGACTATTAAGAACATCTTCATAATTCTTTTGTGCAAGCGATGCTTGATCTAACAGTTTTTGTGTGTCTTGGGCATGAAGAGCTGCTAACATACTTGTTTTATTAAGAATTCCCTGATTTTCAAATGCCAGCATTAAGTTTGTAGCATTTAATGGACTTGCAGCAGTTTTCTCCTGATCCTGTTGTGCATTCAACTGAGCGCCGCCTCCTAACGGGACAGTTACTCCATTTGGAAGCGTTACTTGTTGATTGTTTGTATCGGTTCCTGCATTTTGTAATGTTGAAACAGCATTATTAGCCTCATTATTTTGATCGGCAAAAAGAGGGTTATTATTATTGGCTACATGTCCAACAAATGAAGCCATAAGCATTGCGGGGAGTGTTTGATCTGCCTCTTGGGAAGTATTGGCAGTATTTTGAGCAGTATTGTATGCTGCCAATGCAGGCGCAGATTGTGCTTGGATATCTGCTGGACTGGGTGGTGTTTGTGGTAATGCTGTATCCATAATAAAAGTATACTACTGGCCCCCTGGCAACTGCAAGTTACTTGGTAACGTTGTCGGGATGTTTTGATTCACATAGGGTAAAAGCGTTGAAAGATTGTTTGAATAATCAAGTGAATTTGAGCCGGGAGGTGCTCCCAATTTCGTTCCCTCCGTATATTTATACGCATTTACAAGATTTTGCGTATCTTGGGACGCTAAATTTTTAAGATCCGTACTATATTGTTGTCCAACCTGAAGATTCTCATTTGAAATTTGTAAAGGGATATCCTGATTACGTAATCGTTGCCCTGCTAAATGTTGTGTTTGTATATTATATGCAGCCTGTCTTTGTTGATTGCCAATATCATAAGCGCTGTTAACTGAATCTATGCCTTGGGTTCTTGCTCTTGCGCCGCTATCGTAACTGCCTGAGTCAGAATATTGTTGTCCAGCTTGTAATAACGTATTTTGTAAATTCGCTTTTGCTTGGCCTGTATATGCATCAATATCTGCCTGCAAATTGGTTACTGCTCTGTTTTCGTCCTCTAAAGAGCGTTGCCTTGTATAATTTATTCCCTGCATATAATTATCCAAAAGTTCAGAATAATATGGATTTAACGCAGCGGTCGCTTGACTTAAGCCTTTTGCCTGCATATCGTCAAAATTAAACGGATTCTGCTTCTGATAATCAGAAACTTTAGAATTATAAGCATCTAATTGTGCTTGAAAATCATTAACAATACTTGGGAGACTGATTCCTCCGTTATCTCCTCCTCCACTATTGCCTCCACCAGCATTTCCCCCGCCTCCTGAGTTATTAGATGACTTAGGAGCGCTTGTTGTATACGTTGCGCCAGGAAATACTTTCTGTACATTAGCAGGCGTTGCGGTACCCTTGCTAAGCATTTTATTGTAATCAAGAATATTAGCCATATTTATTGTCCTCCCGAACCTGGTTGTTGACTTGCTGGTGTTGTTGTTACACCACTTGCATCAACAGTTGTTGTTTGCGCACCATTCGTGAAATTAATATTGCCATTGATTAAATCAACTTGCATTGAAGCATCATTTGAGGAGATTTGCCCACCTTGTACCTGTTGACCTGAAACCACGGTAGATTGATTAACAGAATTCATGTCAGTAAATGGAGTAAACAAGAATCCTGATTCATCTACTTCAGCCACGAAAGGTGATGCATAGGATTGCAGTTGGTCATTTGCCATATAGGTTGAGGGTTGTCTTTCTAGAAAGCCTGAAAACCCAATATCCCGATAACTAGGAGTTTGATATTGCCCTGGTGCAAATTGCTGCCCCTGATTGTTATTATTCGGTTGCATACTAACTAATTATATCTGTTTTTGGTTTAAACCACAAAATAAGCTTA